GCGGTGGAAGAACTAAAACTAAAACAAGAGTAAGAGGAAGCAACAACTAACGAACCCCGTCGCAAAGAGTGGCGGGGTTTCGTTTCACCCTGGCGATCTATGGTGATCTAGTTATAAAAAAGTTATCAAAATGTCTTTGACAATGTCAGTAGAGTATGCAACAATTCTTGTGTTGGCAGATTGCCAATGAACCAAAATCTTGGAGGTCATTATGGCTACTATTACAATTGTTGCAGATACCGAAAACTTTATGATGCTACTCGAGCACATGAGTCCGTTCGTAGTTCTAAAACATGGAGCGAACATCGCTAGCCGGTTGCAAGAACTAAACTACTACCCAGACGGGGATGACTACTACTGGATGGAAAAGCCGTACAAGTTTCCGGAGTTTTGGATTCCGGCTATCAACGGAACTTTGCACGAAGATGATTTAGAGATTATCGAAGACTAGACCCGATACCTATAAAGCAATGCCCCGCTACGGCGGGGTTTTGTTTTACCCTGGCTAGCCCGGTTAGATCTAACCTGGATCTTCGTTAGATCTAGCAGCTTACAGCGGCTGATCTTGCAACTCATTCGTTGTAAGTTGGCAGCTTTAGTTTAGATCTAGCCTGGATCTTGCAGCTGATCGCCTAGATCTTCGTTAGATCTTGCGGCTGATCTAGCAGCTTTAGCCTGGATCTTGCAGCGATCTAAGCGGCTTATTCGTTAGATCTTGCAGCTTAGTTGGTTAGATCTAGCCTGGTTAGGCAGCTGATCTAGCAGCTGATCTAGCGGCTTATCGGTTAGATCTTCGTTAGATCTAGCCTGGCTTTTACCTGGTTAGATTCCTGGTTAGATCGATCCGATTGCGCTCGCCGAACCCCTGCCGATCGTGGCAGGGGTTTCGTTTTGCTTGCGGTTGCAGCTTTAGGCGTTATCTAGCGTTATAAACCTGTTATAAAAAACTTGCGGTTTCGATTTGACACGCTTGCGATTTTATGCTTTGATTATGATGTTATCAATTGATAACGAAAACGAAACGCTAAAAATGAATGGAACTGAAATGTCAAAGTCTGAAACTGTAGTAGCCCCCGCTGTATTTGTGGATGAAGCAACTATTGCCCTGGTTGATGCGGTACGCAACTTGCGTGAAGCACAAAAGACTCTAGCGAATCAAGAAGCCGATTTGCGTGCCGAACTGATTAGTATTCTGAATGGTTCACGTATTGCCGTGAATTCTAGTGGCGAGGTTATCTATCAACTAGGTGAAGCAGAACGCCGTAATACAAACCTAGCGTTGCTAGAATCTGCCTATGCCGAAGCGTATAAGGCTACCGTGTCAACTACCGTTTACGACAAGTTGATTCTGTCTAAGCCGTAATGCGGTGAAGTAGTACGAAACCCCTAGTCAATAAGGCTAGGGGTTTTGCTATTCCATAAACTAAGCCTGGTTGCGCTCGCCGTATGTTCAAATTTTTAGTAAAGTATCTATTTTTATTAGTTATGATCTAGTCAAATCAGACTTATTTTTATAATTTTATAATTTTATAATCTATAAACTACTACACAAATGCTTAGGATCTTATAGCCATAAAATCTATTAGTTAGTTATTTACTAACCTGTAGCAGCTAGTAGCAGCTAGTAGCAGCTATCAGATACTTGATAAGTATCTCTATAGAAGTCAACTAATGAACTAATCTAAAAAGCTAAGAACTAAGAGATAGATTTAGTTAGCAATCTGATTACATTTATACAAAAGTAAAATAAGATCGTATAGACAAGACAAGTCAACAGTCTTAGTAAAATAAAAATACAAATAGCAAACAAGCAAGTTTATAAATAAATAAATAAAAATAAAATAGGCAATGCCCTTTAGCGCCTGGAAACAATTTTGAAGACCCCCGTATATAGGCGTTGCCCTCTCGCACCCCAAAAGCAGTAGACGTCTAGTATACCCTATTATGCCGATACCGCAAATATTTATGGCCAATTCCTCCCATCCTAAAGACCCCCCTTTTTAAAAATCGGCCTCCACAAATTTTCAAAAAATTTGTCCAACACTATCATATTTTTATTAAAAATCAAGAATAATAGACGCCTTTACTAGCCTTTAAATGTAATATTCTTCCCAAATTTGACATGAACGCCGGGTTAATGTGATAATCTAGATATGCAAAAGCACCCATGGCACTAAAAGCCGGAAGGTGCTTTTTGCGCACTGTGACAATACAACTGAAAATGATAATGTCTAACACCAAGACAATAAACGACCGAGTACTAAGGTATTCAATTCTGAAAGGTAGGTCGCTAAATGAAATGGCTAATTGGAATAGTCGCGGTACTAGTTCTATCCACTACGGGATGTGTTACACCACCAAAGGTAGATCTAGATGCCCAGTTTGTAACAGCTGAGATGAGTATCCCTGGCGGGGATCAAGCAATACTCGCCAAGTACTCGAAAGCTAATGTGACAACTACAAACAATAGGATCCTAACCGGCGAGCAAATTGCTCGACAGAAAAGGATCTTGCTACAACTAAATGAAAACACCGCTAACATGAACAAAGTACTAGACGCCCTTAAGGCCCGAGTACATCGGACATGGTACGTGTTCTCAGGTTCTACCCCCAGCGGGTGGGACTGCTCGGGACTTGTTCTTTGGGCATACGAACAGGTGGGCATTGAGTTACCTCATCGCGCATCGCAACAGAAGCTAGCTGGAAAGCTGACTGATGACCCTCAACCGGGAGACATTGTGTCTTTTACGTACAACGGTTCTAAGTCTGCGTACCATGTTGGCATCTACCTAGGAGAGGGCAAGATGATCCATGCTCCACGTCCTGGCGTTTCGACTCAAATCGAAAGCGTCAAGCATTTCGCACAGGGCTACAGCAAGATCGCCTACACCCATATCTTGGACACAACTATGTAGCCCAAGTAGAATAGAAACAAAGTCCTGGTTAAGACTCTAAACTGACCACTAACCCTTTTTTGATACTATGCTAGGATTTGAGCATGGAAACTCTAAAATCATTAAACCTGCTCGACTGGATTGCACTAGTTGTATTTATATTTTCCGTAGTTATGGTCTTAACTATCGAGATTCGTAGAGCTATTAGACATAAAAAAGAAGCTCGCTTGCAGAGCATACTTGGAGTGATCTACCCTTATAGCAAGGGACGTAAATAATGCTTAAACTAATCCTATTTCTTCGAAAAATAGACTGGCCATTCTTTTTAATTACCCTGTTTAGTCTCCTTGCACTGATTGCTTCTATATTTGGATCCATCGAACTACTCGCAATCTTTGCATCATTTGCTGCAATCTCTGCAGTATTTTTGACAAGGATAGAAAGAAAGTAGTGAACGTCCTTATTGTTTTTGCCTCAGTAATCGGGGCATCGATCTTTATCCTGCTGTTGCTATTTTTAACTGCGTCTGCTATTATCGCTATAACCGAGTTTGCACCAGATGCTCATGAGGACTTACTACTAGATGGAGAGCTTTACGTAAATGACAGAAATAATAAAACTAAAAGCAACTAGTGTAGAAGAGTTTCGAGAAGCTCTGCCATCATCTGGTCTTTTCGAGCTTCAAGATTGCGACCTAGATATCCACTGCTACGCAGGTGCTACGGTCGAGGATCTAGATCTTATTAGATCAATTATCGAAGGTGCTATCAATGTTCGAGATATTCGAATAACAGCGTCTTTTGAAATTGAGGGATATGAAATTAAGATAAAAGAAGTCCCAATTTCAATTATTGAAGGCAAAAACTAAATAACTACTTGACAATCCAAATTTAACAGAATACAGTGACGGTTATGACTGAAATAGAATATGTAAAAAGAAATCAAAAGCTACCAGAGTACATCTACAAAGCGTTTGAAGAAATCCCAGCAGATGATATTCGCAATAGGCTTATCCGCGATCTCCGCGAGGCCGGTTGGACATTGGAATCCATCTCGTTAGCGTCTAACCTAACTAGAGAGCGAATCAGACAGATTGCTCAGACTTTAGATCTAGGAGCGCCTAGCACTCTAGTCGAGATCCCGGAGCCTCCAATAAAGCCAGAGAAGCCAAGGGCCGAATATATCGAGCCACACCCAGATACTCTTGCACGTCTACTAGAGCTGCAGCCATACGCTCAGCAGGTGCGTTCAAGTGGTAAAAAGTATCGCCAAGAAGCGGAAGAGTACACAGCCTTACTAAACCATTCTCACACGGTAGAGGGCGTTACTCTATACCGCCTAGCTAAGCGTCTCGGCGTAACTCACGGTGCTCTGCGCTTCCGTCTTGTACGCTACGGCTACAAGCAACCAGTTACCGCAACCTCTAAGGTTTATACTCCAATACTTGCAGAGAACCGCTTAAAGTAGAGCAAGTAGGGTAGAATAGCCCAATGGGTAAATCAATCATGGAGCAACTTGCCGCTCTCTCTGCAGAAGAGAGAGATGCAGCTCTAGCGGATATGGATCCCGATCAGCTTCTTTGGGATTGGTCTGTCTGGGGGCGTCCAGAGCAGCAAGCTCCTCCAGGTGACTGGAACATTTGGCTAGTGCTAGCTGGACGTGGTTTTGGTAAGACTCGCCTAGCTTCAGAGTGGGTTCGCGAACAAGCGAAATACACAACTGAAGGTCAGAGACGTTTCGCACTTGTTGCTCGTACTGCAGCTGACGTGCGTGACGTTATCGTTGAAGGTGAGTCCGGGGTCATGAACGTGACCCCGCCATCCGAGAAACCTCTATACGAGCCTTCGAAGCGTCGTCTAACTTGGCCTAACGGAAATACCGCCACACTATTCACCGCGGATGAGCCTGACTCGCTCCGTGGTCCGCAATTTACTCACGCATGGGGTGATGAGATTGCAGCCTGGCGTCAGACTCCAGATGCTGCAGGTATGACCGCGTTTGATAACTTACGTGTTGGTACTCGTCTTGGTGCAAAACCAAAGATTCTAGTTACCACTACACCAAAGCGAACTCCACTTCTATACAAGCTCATTGAAGAGGAAAAGACTGGACGCGTAGCTATTACTCGTGGTTCAACAATGGACAATGCAGGTAACCTCTCTGGTGCTTACCTCGACACAATGCTTGGCGTATACGAGGGAACCTCTCTTGCTCGCCAAGAGCTCTATGGTGAAATGCTTGAAGCCATGGAAGGGGCCATGTGGACCGAGGAGATGATTGAAGCTGGTCGTGAAGCCATGTACCCATTCTCAACCCCACTAAGAATAATTGGCGTTGATCCATCTGTTGCCGAAAACCCGCGCGATGAGTGTGGTATTGTTGTTGTTGCCTCTTCTGCCGAATCGGATCTTTATAAACGTAATGCCTGGGTGCTTGAAGATGCTTCAGTACTTGGATCCCCTACCGTGTGGGCCCAAAGAGTCGTAGATATGGCCAGAAAGTGGGGTTGCCCGGTTGTTGCAGAAGTTAATCAGGGCGGTGCTATGGTACGCAACGCGATCAACACCATTGATCCAACCATTAAAGTCCTTGAAGTCCACTCAAAACAAGGAAAACAGCTCCGAGCAGAGCCTATAAGCCTTGCATATGAGCAAAATCGAGTCCACCACGTTGGCTATTTAGCCGATTTGGAGTCTCAGATGATCTCTTGGGTACCTGGAGAGGGAAAGTCTCCTGACCGCATCGATGCCCTGGTTCACGCCCTTACAGCACTACTAATTAAACCTCCAGCGGGCTTTAGCGGGGGAAAAATTCGCGCAAAAAGCTTTTCTGACCGTAAAATCGGTATTCCAAACACAAATAGGGGCGGTCGCTCCGGAGGGGTATTTAGAGTACGATGAAAATTATTAGAGATACTTTTCCAGCGCACCTTGCAGTAGTGGCGGCTAATGTTTTAGATGATATTTATGATTTAAAATCAGATCCAGCTACCAAAGATGCGTATTACCTAGCTACAACTCGTGTAATTGTTACCGGAGAAGCCGTAATTGTTGCTCAAGACTCTCCTCAGGGTGCTCAAATTGTTTTTCAAGAGAAATACGAGACGTTTTTACCAGCTAAAGACGGGGAAGAAAATCGAGTTATTACAATATCCGGAAAAATGTTGTCTTTTAAGAAAGATACGAACTGCGGTTGCGGCTCACGCTTGCGTTCTTGGAACCCATATAAGACAATAGGATCTATGAAAGACCCAATATGATATTTTTAGACCCATTCACATACATAATTATTGCGCTTGCAGCGTTTAGGCTGACACGTTTTGTCACAACTGATGCTATCTTCGAGTCCATAAGAGAAAAAATCTGGAAAAAGTATCCTCCGAGCACAAAACTTGGATATTTAATAACTTGTAACTGGTGTTCGGGATTTTGGATTTCTATTATTTTAGTTATAGGCCTTATAGTATTGCCGGTAGTTACCTATGTGGTATCATTAGTACTGTCTATCTCTACAATCGTAGGCTTAGTAGCAAATAAACTAGACAACTAACAGGGAGCCCCCTTGGGAATTTTCAAGAAGAGCAATCAAAAGTCTCAGCCGTCGTCAAATTCTAGACTACGTGCCACTGCTCCACGCACTGCAACCCCGATTGCTCCAGGTATTTCAGTTGATTCTTTCGGTCTAGTCTACGCTGAAGCGGCTCCTTACAACGCACCTAGACCTCTAACAGCCGCAGCCGTCCAGGTAAAAATGGATGATAAAACTGAAGCAGAACGTTTTAAGTCTCGTCGTCAGTCTGCTGCTTCTAGCTGGCAATCGGAAGCTTGGGAATATTATGATGCTATTGGAGAAATTAAATATGCATTCAATCTTGTTGCGTCTGTCGTATCTCGTATCCGCCTTTACGCTGCTGTTATAGATGACCCGTCGCAGGCGCCGGTTTCTCTAGAGAAATCAAAAACTATCTCTGCAGATCTAGCTGCTGCGGCTCAGCGTGCGCTAGATCGTCTTGACTCTGCTTACGGAGGTCAAGCTGGCCTACTGAAGGATGCAGCCCTTAACCTTCAGGTAACAGGTGAATGTAATCTTGTTCAAATTCCGGAGCGTATCGGATCAGGGATTCCAGAATCATGGGATATTCGATCAACAGACGAGCTTCAAATTGATTCCAAGGGTAACTACGTAATTAACCCAATCCGTGATGTTAGTGGCGGTGGCGGATCTTCTACTGGAAAAAATGCAATCCGCCTACCAAAAGATGCATTCATCGGACGCATCTGGAAGGCTCACCCACGCTACTCAATGGAGTCAGACTCTTCACTACGCGGTCTACTAGATCTCTGTGCCGAACTTCTACTTCTAAATCGTACTTTCCGTGCGACTGCACGGTCTCGCCTCAACGCTGGTGCTCTTTACTTGCCAGATGGTCTATCAGTAGCTGCGTCTCCAGACCCAGACTACCCGTATGATGAAGAGGGCGTTTACAACGAGCAGTACAACACTGAAGAAGCTGCTGACGACTTCGAAGACCAGCTCATCGACGCGATGACCACTCCAATTAAGGACGAGGACTCAGCTTCTGCAGTTGTTCCTTTGATTATTCGTGGTCCTGCAGAACTTGGTGACAAGATCAAGCAGTTCAAGTTCGAGCGTTCATTCGACGACGCACTTGTTGCTCGTGCTGATCGAGTACTAGAACGAATTATGCAGGGTCTAGACGTACCTAAAGACATCGTGACCGGACTAGCTAATGTTAAATACTCTAATGCTCTTCAGATAGATGAGAGTCTCTACAAGGCGCACATCGAGCCTCTGATGCTTCTTATTGCAGATGCCTTCACTATTGTGTACCTGCGTCCATATCTAATCTCTAACGGATATTCGGAAGCAGATGTTGCCCGTATCCACATCTGGTATGACCCATCCCACGTTGCGACTCGTAATGACCGTGCAGCAGATGCAGATACCGGTTTCGATAAGCATGCCATATCATTCGATACATGGCGTCGTGCTCATGGATTCTCGGACCAGGATGCCCCTACTCCAACGGAAATGGCTTTACGCTTAGTCATTGAAAAGGGTATGATTACTCCAGAACTTACCGAGAATATGCTTAAGGCTGTTGCTCCAGAACTTAGCGATTTAATCCGCTCGGCATCTCAGGCAACTAATGTTGCTCCTATCCCATCAGAAATTAACCAGATTCTACAGGGCGGGCCAGTAACTCCAGCTACTCCAGAAGCATCAGAACCCACTACAACACCACCATTAGCAGAACCAGGAAAATAATAAGATGAATCCGAGAATCACGCTAACAGAAAAACTAGCAACGTTACTAAGTAGCTTGGTTACTTCAAAGTTCCTAGCTCATGGCTATCACTGGAACGTAAAAGGCAAGGACTTTAAAGAGTTCCACGCTTTTTTTGAAGAGATCTATAGCGATTTCGATGAGGCAATAGACCCTACTGCCGAGAACATCCGTAAGCTCGGATTCGATGCCCCATATATGCTAGAAGACTTCTTAAGCATGTCTATTGTTAAAGAAGATCGAATTGACAGCGGGGACATAGAGACTATGGTTACTTCACTGGTACGTATAAATGAAGAGCTACTTAATATCTCATTCTCAGCGTTTGAGGCCGCCCAAGAAATTAATGAGCAGGGAATCATGAACTTCCTAGCCGAGCGCATTGACTCACACCGAAAATGGGATTGGCAACTCAAAGCAACACTCGGTCTTCGCTAGAATAAATCTCTCTATACTACGGTAAAATTCTAATAAGCTTTATTTTAAGCATCTATGCATGCCAGAAAGGCCTCCCCCGTGAGCTCAGATATTTTTTCTCTGATTAAGACAATCGAGAATGCCTGCGACGAGTCTATTTATACTATTGCAGATACAGAGCACTTAGTGCGCCTAGCAGTTTCAGAGTATGTTGCTGCTCAGAACTCATTGGTGGCCTCAGCTCGTATAGTTGATAATAACTCTGTTCAAACAGTTATTGATCGTCATATTAGAGCTAATATTTCTGCTTCAAATCCTTACAATTGGTTTTCTAATATTGCTCAGGAAATTGCCGATTTCATCGAGCTTGCGTATGACGGAGTGTCAAACAATAATGCTTCGGCTCATATGGATCTATTGCCCCTAGGTCACCCTAAGAGCCTAGGAAACTTTGGTCTAGCTGCAAGTGCTCGCATGGATGCAATAGCTAACTGGGTCGCTTCTGATTCACGCATTAATTCTGAAACTGGACGCAAGGCAGTTTATGATGCATACCGCCTAGATCCGAATACCCTAGAGTCCGTATATGCGTCTGCTAAGTTAGAAGCCCTTTGCGCATCTGGCGAACTTCCAGAAGACTTCCTATATGGAACTATTGTTGCTTCTTTTAGAAATATGTCATTTGCTGAGCGTTCAGCTCGTTCAAAGGCACTAGCCGCTATTCGCCGTCGCGATCGACGTAAGCGTTTTGCTAATGAATTCGGACGTCTACGCGGATTTTTTAGCAAGGGCGATGGCACCATGTTTAGCGAGGTTGGTCAGATTGTAGGGGCTGTCCCAAACGAGAATGCATATCGCGTAGAGTTTGATGGATCTAATCCTCTAATTCCAGCTGGAATATACAAGATGGACGCAGCTAAATCTGAAAATGTTAAAGCTGTTCTCTCGAAGCGAGCTCTAAATAACGCTAAAAATGTAAGCAAGCCTAATGGGGATTTTGATAAGTTTGACCAAGACTCGGCAGTAAATCTAGATGAATTCTTAAAAACAAGAACAGATGGTCCAGATGGTTGGACTAAGAATAAGGATGGATCATTTACCTCAAATACTGGAAATACCCGTAAAGAAATAACTTCTTTGCCTAAGGGAGATTTCTTGTTCGAGGGAGCCGGAGAGAATAATGAACAAGATCTAGGCGAGCCTCTATATGAAATTCGCGATCGTAATGGCGATCTTATCGGTGTTGCTCAGGACTGGGCAGGTACTCAAAAGATATCTCTAACTCATGACCAAATGAAGGGGGATAATGGCCAAGCCCCTAAAGATACTACTCCCTCAGAAAAAAATAAAAATGCTGATGCTTCTTCAATTAAAGCTGGCGATAAGTTTACCTTCGAAGGCGAAGAATATGATGCTTTAAAAGATCACAATTTCTATACTGCACCAGACGATCACGACGTTTGGGGTGTTCCCGTAAGAGATAAGAATGGTAAAGAGCGTCTATTAGAGATCGGTCAAGGACAGAAAGTTGATGTAATCTCTAAGGGGGCCAAGCCTGAGTCGTCTGTAGTAAAGGAGGCAACTCTTCCTAAAACTACTAGTGAAAAGTCAAAGCCTTCATACCTAGACCAAAAGCCAAAACAATACCAGTCGACTCTTAAAAAAGAGGGTAATGGCTACTCAACCGGGCCTAATGATGCAGCTGATATCACAATTGAAAAAGATGCCAATGGTATTTATACTGTAAATCACGGTTATAACTACATGCGTGACGAGAATTCAGGCGAAACCCGTTTCGATGACGGATCTATGAAGTTTGAAACTCAAAAAGAGGCCCTAGATTTTGCAAATAAAAAACTAGAGTACTATAACTCATACCGCGTAGATAAAGACGCTGAAGACAATATGTTTTTTGGCGATGGTTTTAGTGGCGATGAGGGGCGCCCTATGCAGAAAGCTACTGTTGAAAGAGGGCTAGGCCAAGATACTCCAAAAGAAGAGCCTACTAAGCCTCTTTCTGAAAAGCAGATGGAACCAGCTACTCCTAAGCAGTATGCACTTCTAAAAGAATTCCAAGAAGAGCGCGACGGTATCGACGAGAACCAGAACCAGGCAATCAATGATGCCATAATACAATCTGGCTTGCAATTCTCCCAGTAGTAATCGCTTGGGTTAACCC